TGCGGCAAACGATGTGGCCTTTATTTGTCTTCGCTGGGTTCACCCTTTACCTGCTCTACCAAAGAAGGCAGTTTGAGCGGGAACAGCAGGACATACACCAAGCCAACGAAGCCGTAGAATGGACTAAAAACTTTTTAGCAGGGATCGAATGAGTTATGGCTTATGACAGAGAAAAAGTTATTGAGGATGCCTTAAACGCTATTAAGGAGCATAAGCTAACGTTCTTTGAAGAAATAGCCTTATATGTCGAGCCTTCTCTTTCCACCTTGTACGAGTGGAAATTGGAGGAATCGGAGGCCGTAAAAAACGCCTTAAAGATCAACAAGATCAGCCGCAAGGTAAAGATGCGCAAGAAGTGGGAGGAGAGCGATAATGCCGCCCTCCAATTAGCGGCCTTTAAGCTCATAGCCGAAAAAGAAGAAATCGAAAAGCTCACTATGAGCAAAGTCGCCAATGAGCAATCGGGGCCAAACGGCAGACCTATCCAGACAGAATCCAAGCACGTAGTAGAATTTCATGACTTCACCTCAAAAGGAAATACGACAGAAGTTTAACGGCCTTTATCGCGAAGTCTTTACTACCAAAGCAAGGTACATACACATTTGGGGAGGCCGGGGCAGAGGCGGATCCTATTTCGGAACAGACTACTTCCTTCACCGAATAACCAAACCTGAATACTTCAGGGGTTATTTTATGAGGGAAATATTTGGAGATATACGGGAATCCCTTTGGCGGGATTTTAAAGACCGGATTGAGGAAAACGACACTGTAGAAGAAAAGCTCTTTCACTTACGGGACGATTCCATGACAGCGGAATACGCCGCAACAGGAAACACGATCATATCCAGAGGATTCAAAAAGAGCAGTGGCAAGCAAACGGCTAAACTTAAATCCATTGCCGGGGCGACCCACATTCTGATTGAAGAAGCGGAAGAAATAGATGAAATGGACTTTAACCAATTAGATGATTCGCTAAGAACCATCAAAGGAGAGTTACAGATCATCATGATCTTCAACCCGCCTCACAAAGACCACTGGATTATTCGGCGGTGGTATAACCTGGTAAATGCCAAGGAGGCTTTAGGCGAGGAATTTAAAGACTACTACTTCGCCAGGCCCAAAGCAGATTCTTCGCTACTGTCTATCCACAGCACCTACCATGACAACATGGTACACATCAATCCTACCACAGTAACCAATTTTGAGAACTATAAAGCCTCAAATTTTGAGTATTACTGCACCATGATAAAGGGGTTGGTGAGCGAGGGGCTGAAAGGGGTGATCTATAAAAACTGGATACCCTGCACCGAACCGCAGTTTGAAGCCTTGCCTTACCCATCTTTTTACGGGCTGGACTTTGGTTATTCCAATGACCCCGCCGCCCTAATAGAAATAAAGGTGCATAATCAGGATGTGTGGTTTCGGGAGGTGTTCTATCAGACCGGCATGACCAACCCAGATATATCGCTGGCAATGGATTGTTTGGGGGTAAAAAAGCACTCTGAAATATATGCCGATTGTGCAGAGCCGAAAAGTATCGAAGAATTAAGGCGCATGGGCTGGAATGTGATCGAATCGGTGAAAGGGGCGGATAGTGTGAACGCTGGTATTAACTGGTTGTTAAGCAAACAAGTGCATTACGTGGAAACATCCCAAAACCTGATCAAAGAAAAGAATAATTACCGGTGGGCACTGGACGTAAGAAAGGAACCCACAAACAAACCCGAAGACAAGAACAATCACCTGATGGATGCGGCCCGCTATGGCACCTATACCAAGTATGCGGTGCCGGAGTTCATCCCCGGTTCATACTAAACATGATAAAAGTTAAACTAACCATATTACACATCTTGCTGCTTCTGTTCGCCACCCTGGAATTCCTGTGGTCTACTATACTGGCCATCGGGGAGGCTATCGGCGAGAAGTTAAATGAGTTGGTCGATTGTATAGAGGCGAAGATAAAAAAGGCTAAGTCTTGAAAAGTTTAAAAGACAGAATACAAGGACTCGAAGAAAAGGCTTTGCCACTACAGGGGCAGCAATTTTCCATTGTCAACGGACAGTTGACCGCCACCCCTGACAATAAAAAGAGCTACATAGACAACGGCTACAGCGTTAACGACATTGTGTACTCGATCGTTAACCTCATACTGGATAAGATCAGAGTGGCCCCGTGGGGCTTGTATAAGGTGGTGGATGAAAGTTCTTTGAAATCCTACAACGGCCTGATTCGTAAAAAGAACCTTTCCGGTAAGGAATATAAAAGGGCGCTTTCCCTGCACCAAAAAGCCCTCGAGCCGATTACAAATGCCAACCACAGCACCGGAAAGCTCATGGAGCTTTTAAAATGGCCCAACGATGAAGAGACCTATAACGACTATGTAGCGGCGGGGTGTGGCTATAAACTGCTTACAGGCGATAAATACCAATGGGCCAACCTTTTGGATATGGGCGCTAACAAAGGCATCCCGCAGGAACTGTGGAACCTGCCCAGCCAGGTAACAAAGATCTTAGCCCTAAAAGGGTTCCCGCCCCGCAAGGTAGGCTATCAGTTTGAAGCCGACAGCATCTACCAGTACCCTAAAGAGGAAGTGTCCCACGAACTGTACTGGAATCCCAATTGGGGCATCAACCAGCAGCTAAACGGGATGGCGCCGCTCAAAGCAGCCCTCAAGACCATTACTCGGAACAATTCAGCCAAGGACGCCAGTTCTTCCAAGTTCCAAAATAACGGGCTGGAAGCGGTGATCTACGTAGATGAACCAGGTATCAGTGACGCACAAGGCAAGCACCAACACGCCAAAGCGACCAAGCAAGCGCTTATCTCGGAATACACCGGCACCAAAAACCAGGGCAAGATCGCGGTTTCTCCCTACAAGATGGGGGTGGCCAACCTGGGGTTAAGCCCCGTGGAACTCGGGATCATAGAAGCGGAGAAATGGGACGCTGTCCTGCTATGCGCCATCTATGGAGTACCACCGGAACTGATTGGGGTGGTGAGCAAGACCTATAATAACGTCGTAGAGGCAGAAAAGGCCCTGACCAGCCGCTCAGCCCTGCCACTGCTTACCTCGCACCGGGATAATTATAATAGGAAACTACAGACCGATTGGGGTTTTCGCGGGCAGAATGTATATGTGGATTATGATGTGTCGGTCTACACCGAATTGCAGGAGGATGTCAACCAGATACTGGATTGGACAAATAAGCTAATAGCAGTACGGCCCAACGAGCAAAGAACCCTGGCCGGTTTAGAAGCCGACCCAGACCCGCTGATGGATCAATTGTGGGTGACTACCGCAGGCCGTCAGCCCCTTGAGGATTATCAGATCGGCGCAGTAGACGAGGCGTTGAATGCGGATAATGAAAACTTAGCGTAAAAGGTCGCAACCAAAAATGAGTATATGACAGCCTTTTTAGCTCTGACAGGATTGGGAGTGTTTTTCTTCCTAGTGTTAACAGGAATAGGATTATGCAACTACCTGAGTGGAAAGAATAAAAAAGCTACGGTTACGCAGGTCAAGCCGTGGGTAAAGCGGGAATATGAGGCATAGAGATCCCATAGAAAAGGAAGTGTATCGCAAGTACCCCTTAAGTAAAAAAGAGATTCAGGGGTGTCAAAGGGAAAAGTGTTACAGGGAGGGATTGCGAGAGGCGTATCGAAAGCGGCTAATTGAACAACAGGCAGAGAAAACTGAGTATAATGAACCCAAAGGAACGTGCGACATACAGCAGTGAGTTCATCCGCCTTAATAGGCTCTATGAACAAAAGCACTTCCCAAAGGTTCTACAGGCTTTAAAAGCCAAAGTAAGTTCTTTGATAGGGGAGATACAGGAAAAAGGCGTGGAGGCCGCTCAGGCGTCCCTACGCACCGATTTAGTCAATCCTCAGCTCTCCAAGGCCGTTAAAAACCTCTATGTAGAAGTAGGGCAAAGACACGCCCGGAAAACGCACCGGTATATTAAATCTATGGGGAACACTCAAAAGCGTCCCTTGTCCCGTAAGTGTTATTCCGCCGCCATAGAAACCAAGGCCGGAAACTTTGGACTTAATGAGCAGTGGATTGCCTTTATCCTGCAGTACCTGGAGCAGTTTTTAACCCAAAAGATCACCTTTTCGGTCAACGAAACCACAAGGGAACTCCTTTTGGACATCTTGGATGAAGGCATAGCGGAGGGCTTAGGGGTGGACGAAATGGTCAACCGCATAGAGGAAAGAAGCGCACCGTTCACCCGGGTGCAGGCGGCCCGCATCACCCGAACAGAAGTGAACCGGGCAGCGAACGTCGGCACAATGGTAGGGGTGGAATCATCGGAGTGGGTAATGAACAAGGAATGGATCTCGGCCAGTGACTTTCGGGTCAGGGGTAGAAACCCCCGCGACCACGCCGACCACGTGCATCTAAACGGGCAGGTGGTGGACTTTGAAGGGACGTTTCAGGATACAAGGAGCGGTGATACACTGCGCTTTCCCGGTGATCCCGAGGCCAGTGCCGCCACAACGGTGAACTGCAGGTGTAGTGTAGCCCCCGTAGCGGCTAGGGATGAAGCAGGCAATTTAGTGCCCAAACCGCAACCCGCCGCCGTAGCCCCGATCCTGGGACTTCTAAGGCCCCCGATCGCAGC